CAAGTGGATGAAGTCCTTCGAGAATATTAATAAACATGGTTTCACGACGAATATTATTAAGACCATCGTTACCACCTTTAATAAATTGATAAAAGTGTTTAAATTCTCTACGGATAGTAGTATGTCCTTGTCTATCACTTGCACCCAGAGAAAAAGATCCTGTAGTGTGCATCTTACGGACTTCTTCTGTAATTTTAGTAGTCAAAGATCCTTTATTTTTTGATTGCTCTTCATATCCAGAATAAGGCACTTCACCCTCTGGTAGCAGTGTAATAATACTATCATCAAAATTCCAAATAAGCACTGCTTTCAATGAAGGATCATCATATTTTTTGAGAACTTCAACTTTTTTTGCTTTGGATCTTTGCTTCGATACTAAATCTAAAATTTCAAATACAAAAGGATTTTTTGGTAATTCAAGACTCGTCGTAGTCGTCTTCTTCTGTGCTGTTGTCATGATAGTTTTCAAAATTAAATGCAATTACTTCATCAGGTATTAAATTCCCTTGGTTGTCAAACATTTCAGGATGAGGTCTTGGCACTTCCCGATAATTCATCATATATTCTCGTGCAGTCCATCCAATCACCACTCCCATTATGAGAAACAAAATAGTCAAAAACGAACCAAAAACTAAACTAACTGCTAACATTTTTCTTTCTCCGGGAAACTAAATTTCTCTTCCTTGTGCTAAAGGAAAACTCAAAGTAGATGTTTACTTCCCGATTTAGAAAGCAAACCATCTTCTCAAAGATGATGTGGAATGGGTGTGTCTGCTTTCTTTTTCCTCCATTAAGAATGAATTCAACACCACGATTACTGTGGTTATTTTTATTTATGTCAGGATCCGACGACTTGTTGTTCTCTGAGAAACTTGATTGTATCAACTGCGCCTCCTAGTTTTTTCTCATCACAAAGTACCTGTGGAAAGGTAGATCCTTCACCAAATTCGGCATAAAACTGCTCTCTGGTAAAGTCCTCTCCAAGAGTATACACCACAAATTTACTGCCTGTCAACTCTAAAACAGTCTTGACTTTTTGGCAATATGGACAGTCTTCTTTTGAATAGATTGTAAAATTCATATCTTCTGTAAGAACCATAATGATTTATTTAGATGACTCTATATTATCTCATATTATATCATGAATTTGAACTATTTTCATCAGAATTCAATTCTTCAAGTGTTGGCCAAACAACTTCTAATGGATTTGTTGTGGAAGATGTAATATCCCTGAGTGCCTGAATATATGTGTCTAAATCAGAAATACTATCAGTTGTAGTAGTAATACCCAGTCTAGTTTCACTCAAATTTCTCATAACTCTCCATTCAACTTCATTAATCTTTAAATCCCTAGTTTCTCTAACTTCTGTCCAGAGTTCTGCCGTTCTAGAATTAATTTCTTCTGCGGTTAATGAAACAACTTCCCATGCAACACCATTCCAAACTACCTTTTGAGTATCACCATCAAAAGGTGGCGAATCTCCTGCAGCAACATACCCCGCATCAGTGAGTTCTTCTTCAGTAAATGTAGAAGAATCTGTTCTCGTGCTACCATCAGAAAGACGAATTCTTTCTGGTAATGGTCCTGGATATTGTTCTTTGTATGAATAAAGCATTTTAAATCTCCTTAATAAACAGCAACATATAAACTATCAGTTCCATTCATTGTTGAACTCATACTGGTAGGACCCGTAAGAGCATGAATAACTCTTATATATTCTCCACCACTAAAAGTGTATGTAGGACTCCTCATAACAGTTCCAGAATATCGTGTAGACCCACTTGTCTCACGATATGCATAATAAGTGGAAGATGATTGTAAAATTGTTCCATTACCTACAGGTGCGAGAGTATTAGATCCACCATTTATAGAAAATTTATATGTACTACTAATACCATCTGCAGCACCTGTGTAACTTGAACCAGTGGATGTTGCCCAACTAAATCTACTAATACTGGCACTAGTTGTTATACTCGTATAGGTATAACCAGATGCCGTTGCGGGTGTCACAGGAAAACCTTGAGTAGAAGTTCCACCAATTTGTGATGTATAGGTCTGCCATGCAGAACCACTACCTCCAGTACTAGTATTAAAGATCCAAGATGCTACAAGAGTAGTTCCAGATATAACCTGAACACCAGCGATTGGAATATCATTATAAAAAGTGGTTGATGCTGTTACTTTTACTCCAATATAAACTCTTCCCGTACCAGTAAAATCAGTTTGAACTTGACCAACATCATATGGACCATTATAGTCACTAGTAGTTCCCATATATGATTGCGAATCAATAAATCTATTGCTTATTTCGTAGAAAGATGTTGTAATATCAGTTCCGACAGGAAGTGCGGCATCAGTTACAGTCAAATTAGCAGTTTCATTTAAAACTAGACCAGATGTTGAACCTAGTCTTATTTGCAATTTAACAACATTATTTTCAGCAAGTCCATCAGCAGTCGGTTTGATAGCAACACTAGTAGTATTATTAGTTATAGTAATACTTCCACTTAATCCCAGATCAAAATCAGCTGCTGACAAAGAAGTACCAGATACATTAGCAATAGTCCAATAAACAATATCACCATTATTAAATCCTTCTGTAGTTATACTAAAAGTTGAAGTAGAACCTTCAGGAAAAGTTGTACCATTACTATTAGATATAGTTGTAACTTTCTTAACTATTGGCCATTTACCATCTATTTCCCCATTATAATTATCAAAAATCTCATGCACACCAGATGCACTAGTTAAAGATATTTGTTGTTTTTGACCAATTATTCCCGAATTTCTTCTCATTTTATATTACCTCTATACTCTAGTAATTTTTGCATATCCATTTGTTGCATTCGCTCTAAGATGACCACCAGTTCCTCCATCAGCACCTGCAGTAGCAGAAACAAGTGTTCCAGTCCAATAAGATCCTCCTCCGCCAGCATTTCCCCAAGTACTACCTGACCAATCATTACCAGCAGGACCACCAGTATATCCGCCGCCGCCACCGCCGCCTTCACCATTTCCGTTAGATCCTCCACCACCCCCAAATCCCCCATATAGAGCAGTAGTGTCAGTAGAAGTACCACCTTGCCAATTGGGAGTTCCGGAACTATGACCACCGTCTGCTTGACTAGCAAGGTCAGAACCATCACTCAACCAACCAGCACCGCCAGCAGAACCACCAAAACTTCCTGTTGTAGAAAGTCCACCACCATACCCAATACCGTTAGTAGATCCAGTACCATTACCAGTTCTTCCATTAATAATAGTATTTACAGCAACTCGTCTACTATCACCATTAGAATTATTATTTCCACCCAATCCGTTACCACCATTGCTGGTGCTATTTCCATGTCCCCATCCTCCTCCACCACCAGCAACAGCAACTAAACCAGAACCTCCAATAGAACCAGTATAAATCCAAGTTCCTCCACCACCGGCAGATCCATTTTTAGATACCGCACCAGTTGGTGTTTGTCCAACAACAATATTATAAACTGTTCCTTTTGTCAAGTTAACTCTTGTTATGATAAGTGCTCCCTGTCCAGGATCACGTGGATTATAAGTACCTGTCGTATTACCTCCACCACTTCCACCTCTCAACTCTATTTCATATGTGCCAGTTTCCGGAGCAGTCCATTGCTGTATTCCACCACTTACAGAAAAATAAGATGTCAAAAATACAGCACCAGAATATGCACTTTGACACTGAGCAAGAGTTGGTCCTTGATATCCACTTACTCCTGCACTAGTAAATGTGAAACTAGTAAATGAATATAGCGCATCACCGATAACTTGTGATGCAATTAAATCATAAACTCCTCTTTTTTCACTTATATTACCAAATCCAATTAAACCACCATTTTTAGTATAATATCCCATAATTAACTAATTTCTTCATAAGAACAGAATGCGTGCAGATCAAAAGTGTTGCTTGCATATAAGTATAATCCACTATTTTCTTCAAGATATATTGAAGTATCTTTTGAAATTAAAACAAGAGTTGCATCAGCAGGAACTGATACAGTCCATGCAAGCATATAGTTAGTACCAGCTTTGCTCACATATGCTGTAAGATCGGCAGCATTCGTTCCATCAACGTTAGCAACGGTTAAAGTATTAATTTTAATAATTTTTCCACTAGATGTTGGATTTGATACTATTGCGGAACCAACAGTTCCAAGTCCAAGACCAGCCGATTTTCCGTAGATACTTGTTGCATTTATTATATTTGGATTAGCCATTCTCTAGAGTGTTTCTCCTATTAAAAATATTTATTAAGAATTTAAAAAAGCAAGTGTAGTTAATGCACTGCTACCTCCACCACCACCTCCTCCTCCAGCATCACCAGTTCTTGAGAATGTTAATGCCAACGGATGACTATTAGAAGGTACAGAACCTGATGGATTACTAACATTAACAAGATAATATTGATTAGATCCGGATCCTTGTAGAGATGATACCAAAGTAACATTAAATACTGTAGTATATTGAGTTCCAGAAGTTGATGCGGACTTAAGTGTCAAATAACCTTTAGTTGAACTTGTAGAATCATCCCAAGACGTAATCCATCCTGTTTGAGTAGTTGAATTAGCATCATCTTTGTGTACATATATCTGACTTACACCACTAATACCTCCCCAATTAAATCTAATTGTACCTGCAGGTATCGCACTAGTAGTGATATCAGTACTAAAGTTATATCGTACACCTGAAATATTTCCTTGAGTTCCTGTTGTACCTTGTACCGAAGTTCTTGTTGTACCTTGTACCGAAGTTCCTGTTGTACCTTGTACTGAAGTTCCAGTAGTACCCTGAGTTCCTTTTGTACCTTGTACTGAAGTTCCGGTAGTACCTTGGGTTCCTGTTGTACCTTGAGTGCCCGAACCACCACTTATTGCAGCACCATTGACAGTAAGAGTTCCATCAATATTGGTGTTACCACTTACATGTAATTTATATTGTGGATTAGTAGTGCCAATTCCAACTTTATCTCCAGTGGTACTATATGGTCCAACTAAAATAGTGCCACCAGCATCAACATCAATTGAAGGAATACCCGAAATATCATTGACTGAGAAGATACTTCCTGAAGAAAGGTTATTAGTAATAGAGAACAACTGACCAGCAGATGCTTCAAAACTTAAAGTTCCACTATTTAAAGTATCATAGTGAACAATATCAATTATAGTTCCTATTCCAATTGTTCCAACACCAGAAGAAGGGCCACTATATGTAAATGAATCTGACCCTGCAGCAGTATTACTACTATTCTTATAAACAATTTGATTCGCAGATCCTGCTACTGGTCCAGAGGTTCCGGTAGTACCTTGTACCGAAGTTCCTGTTGTACCTTGTACCGAAGTTCCGGTAGTACCTTGTACCGAAGTTCCTGTTGTACCTTGTACCGAAGTTCCTGTTGTACCTTGAGTTCCTTTTGTACCTTGTACTGAAGTTCCGGTAGTACCTTGTACCGAAGTTCCGGTAGTACCTTGTACCGAAGTTCCTGTTGTACCTTGTACTGAAGTTCCGGTAGTACCTTGTACCGAAGTTCCTGTTGTACCTTGTACTGAAGTTCCTGTTGTACCTTGAGTTCCTTTTGTACCTTGTACTGAAGTTCCGGTAGTACCTTGTACCGAAGTTCCTGTTGTACCTTGTACCGAAGTTCCTGTTGTACCTTGTACTGAAGTTCCAGTAGTACCTTGGGTTCCATCGGTTCCCTGAGTACCATCTGTACCTTGGGTTCCATCAGTTCCCTGAGTACCATCTGTACCTTGGGTTCCATCAGTACCTTGGGTTCCATCGGTTCCTTGAGTACCTGTGGTTCCTTGAGTTCCATCAGTACCTTGGGTTCCATCAGTACCTTGGGTTCCATCGGTTCCTTGAGTTCCTGTTGTACCTTGGGTTCCATCAGTACCTTGGGTTCCATCAGTACCTTGGGTTCCATCGGTTCCCTGAGTTCCATCAGTACCCTGAGTACCTATGGTTCCTTGAGTACCTGTGGTTCCTTGAGTTCCATCGGTTCCTTGAGTACCTGTGGTTCCTTGAGTTCCATCAGTACCTTGGGTTCCATCAGTACCCTGAGTACCTGTGGTTCCTTGAGTTCCATCGGTTCCTTGAGTACCTGTGGTTCCTTGGGTTCCATCAGTACCTTGGGTTCCATCGGTTCCTTGAGTACCTGTGGTTCCTTGGGTTCCATCAGTACCTTGGGTTCCATCGGTTCCCTGAGTACCTGTGGTTCCTTGAGTTCCATCGGTTCCCTGAGTTCCATCAGTACCCTGAGTACCTGTGGTTCCTTGGGTTCCATCAGTACCCTGAGTACCTGTGGTTCCTTGAGTTCCATCAGTACCCTGAGTTCCTGTGGTTCCTTGGGTTCCATCGGTTCCCTGAGTACCATCAGTACCTTGAGTACCTGTGGTTCCTTGGGTTCCATCGGTTCCCTGAGTACCATCAG